ACTCATGAGCGACGTAAAAGTAATTGAAAAGGAAGCTGCCTACAAAGAACGCGAAAAAGAGGCCGCAAAAAAGGGCAAAAAACTACCAGAATATATGATAGTTTATAGTTCTACCTTGTTATATTTATCACTTGGTATGATATTAATTGCTATACAGACTAGTATTCCATCGATTAAAACTAGAAAGACATTTCCTGGATGCGTTCGTTCATTTAACGGGTTCCCACTTGAAGGAGAAGGAGACGACTCTGGATTAAATTATTTATCATGTATTGCATATAAATATAAAAATCCACATACTGTTCCATGGAATGCGATAGCTAAAACAAATTTAGAAAAAATGACAGGTACTCTAAAAGGATTTATAATCAAATATTTATTATCATATAATGAAGTAACTCAAAAAATTAGAGATAAGGTTGAATATTTATTGTTAAATCCTGATAAAAACGATATACCAGCCGAGCATTCATTGAGTTACTGGACCAATTTTTTACCACCTTTAAAACCTTTTCATATTAAACATCTTGAAAATATTAGTGAAGGATTTGAAGACGAACTGAAGTCTGATCTTACTTCAGGCAATCCTAACCAATTTAATAAATTGTTAGTTATTCAATCTAAAATTACTCAATTTTCTCTTGCTATACAAGAAGATATACAAAAAATTGTAGAAAGCAAGGATCTATTAATGAAATCATTTAGTCAACCATTTATGATTAATGCGTGTTGCAATGAAGGTGAGTACAGTATTTTAACCACACTTCAGTACTTTATTAAAGAAAATCCTAATATTGAAATAAATAACCAAATCGTAAGAGAGCTTACTTCACTATTAAGAAGTAGTAATAAATTAACAGAAAGTGCAATCATGTTAAGTGTGGTTGACACTAAACGTATATTCCCTGGTATATCCAATGAATTTAGTGATGAAATTATTTATCGAGCCTTTATTGGTTTATGCAATTTTCAATCATCCATTCCATTAACAGAAGATTTGATAGCTATTTGTGTAGATAAGCCCAACTATTTATCAAAAGTAGATAGTATTCAAGAAAAAATAGCTAAGTTAAAAAGGGATGAAAGGCATTACACAAAGAATATGTTTTTACGTTTATTTCAAATTGTTTGCAGACATAATATTATTAATATATCTTTGTCATATACAACACCATCTTGTTCTGAGTTGTTAAGAAGATTATTAGTTAAAATGGACGATGATGATGAACAAACGGTGGCTAAAGCTCTAAGACAAAAACTAGAGGTTCTTTTAGACACATTTGATCTGTCTTTAAAAGAAGATACAGATGACATGAAACAATTAAAAAATTATCTTGTCAAATCAAATGAAAATATGCGTAAAGAATTTATTAGTTTTATTAAACGCAAAGCTAAAATAAGTGCATCAGAACTGAAAAAAATAACTGCTTTTCTTGAAAATATATCAGTTTGGCAATTTGATGTTAATAGAAGAAATGACGATATTAAAATTTCAGATGACGCGATGTACAACTATATAAATTTTAACAAAAATTTTATCTCTCTCTTTTCAACCACATTTCCAAACATGATTTTAAACAAAAAAATACATTCATTCTCATCGCATAGTTACTGGAAATTTGCTCAAAGTCATAATATGGATTTGAAAGAAGACGTTGAAAGTTATTTGGTTGGACTAGAGAAATTTTATGGTAATACGGCAATTAATAATGTTGTTTTTGAAATACAAGAAAAATGTAAAGGTATTCTTTTATTGTCTCAGGTTACTCCTGTACTAACAAATACTAGGGTAGCTGATCAAGAGCTCTATAATGTATTTGATAAAAGAACTACAACACTTCTTTATGAATATTATATATTGCAAATATTTACAGAATATATTAATTTAACAAAAGATCCCGTAATGGCTTCTCAAATGCTTAAATCTGTAAAATCAGACGAAACTTCACTATACACTAGTGACTTTTTAGTTGAACAGCAATTAAAATTTGCCGAAACTGAGGATATATTTTTGGAAGGTAATGTTGACAAGCTACAAGAAGATACCGCCAAATTATTAGCAACATACTTGTCAATTATGATGCAATCCAAAAAATCTATCGATATTTCTTATGATAAAGTGGATGATATAATATTTAAATTAAAGGAAGCCGAAAAATATACATTTACTGACAGGCTAAGAGATTTAGATGATGAGCAAAGAGAGGTTGAGAATGTTTTGAAAATTTATAAATTAGGTGTTTGGTCAACCGGATTATCCAAAGGCATTAGAGATTATGATCCAGAAAATTATGAACATGAAAAGGAAGTATCCAAACGCATTGCAGAAATACAAAATGGTTTAAGAAGAAATGGAGCAATTGATGAAAATACAATGGATCTAGATTTAAATGATGCTTTAGAAGACATGGAAGCTCAAGATTTTGTAGATGCTGATGAAATACAAATGGCCAATATTGGTGAAGATTATGATAATGGGGATCCATATAATGAAGAAAATGAAGATTAGATAGATCATATTTTTCAGTAAAGCAAGAAATTTTTTATAAAAGTTTATATTATATATAATTTATATGTTAAGAACATTTATAAGAAATAATATAACCTTGTCTGCCATAACATTATTTATGAGTATTTTTATTATGGTTTATATTGCCAAACCTGCTTGTTTATATAAACCAGATGGCAGCATAAGAGATTTCGGGATCGGAACAAAAAATAAAACTATTATGCCTGTGTGGCTATTTTCTATTATTTTAGGAATTTTATCGTATTTATTTGTATCGTACTATTTAGCTTACCCCAAAATTTCATAATCTATTATTGTAGCCACTGCACATATTATAAGTTTGAAGAAATAATGCTATAGTAGTTTCATCGCTAAAATGTAGAATAACGAAACCGTTTTTCATCTGGGGTCTTGTTAAAAGATCTTGATATAGTTGATTGATTAATCTAGAATTCAAATTGAGTTGCACCATGTATTTTTTATTTCTTAGTCGATGATATCCTGAAAATTCCAAGATTAAATTCGTGATGTCTAATGGTAAGGGAATTATGTCTACAATGTTCATTTTGTTTATTTTGTTGTGTTATAATATTAATACTTAATTATTTGTATTAATATTATTTTTCAATTTTTTTGGGCATCTATGTTTGGTATTAAATAATATATATATTAAATTATTTAATACTTAAAGACAATTTAGAAAACTAATATTATACACTTTTTTATTTTGTGCCCCGCTTTAAGAGATCGTATACACCGTCGAATTATTTATCTCCTCCTGTTTTTCAACCGCTTCCTGTTCCTTTGTATACTCATCATAATCTGCCTTTATACTATCCACATCTCTAACACAACCTCTTGTATCCAAATTATAATAAACAATCGATGACACCAATATTGCTGTATATACATACCAGAACGCCTCTCCTACATTATCTCGGTATATAACTAGATCTAATAATTGCTGTTTTCTTGGTTCAGTACCCGGGTTCCCTGTTTTTGGATCTATTCCCAATCCCGCATTATACATATTAGGCTTCATTAATGGTTTCATCTTATCCCAAATACTTATAAAATTATCTGGAAACATTTGATTTATTAATATTGATTTATTTCCACAAATCTTCATAATCGCCTCCGCTGCATACTCTAGTTCTTTCTTTATTTCTGGATTGGTTTCCTTTTGTATAGTATCATCTATATTTGTATCTTTTAAAATCTCCGATAACAAATTATTCGCACTTTTGGCAACAAAAAAATAACCTATCACATCCGAAAATACACTTTTAAATCCTGGAAATGCCGAAATTAGCGCCATCATCACTCCAAAAATTAATAACCACGGTATCAACGTAAATATTATTGCCGCACCTACATTTTTACCCGCAGAACCCTTGCATTTATCTACTAAATATGAAATATTTAAACTTAATTGTGTACATATTACTATTAATAAAAATAGCCCCATTTTATACATGCAATCTGTATAATAGTTTACAACATCATCTTCTGTTAGTGTTTGAAGACCATCTGCCCCCGGTTTCAATTTTAATACTGGTTTACCAATTATAGGAGTAGAAGAAACATATAACAATGTAGTAATTATAAATAAAATTAACGAATAGTTAGAGATATCCATATATATAGATAATTGGTATAATTTTTTTTTGTTTTTTAAAGGTATTTATTAAGGGTTAAATGAATTTTGATAATATATATGCTAAACCTATTTTAACCGAACCCGGGGTAAAATACTTCTTAAATGAAACTTTAAAACAATGCCACAGTTTTAAAGAAAAATACAACAATATGATGTTTAATATTGGAATAACTATCGCATTTTTTATTATTTTAGGGATCCTTTTGTTATACAAATATAAAGGCAAACTAACACCTCAAGAAATGGAACAAAAAGAAACTGAAAAAAAACAATATATTTTATCTAAAATTAAAAACTATCAAGAAACTAAACTTAGAGCTCAACAACAATTAATTACTGGGTTACCTCATTGGGAAAATGATCTAGCTAATAAATATTCTTTTTAATAAATATTCTTTATTAAATATTTCGTAATTATAAGATAATAGTTTGTTAAAGAATAAATATATAAACATAAATTATAATGAGTGAAACTTTATTGCCTGAAAATCAAATGCCTGTACCAGAAGACCTCTCCGCACCAAAATCTGGAGACCTCTCCGCACCAAAATCTGAAGACCTCTCTGAACCAGGATCAGAAGAAATCTCCGCAGCAATACAAGAAGAAATCTCCGCAGCAAATGCACCTGCAGAAATACTAGAAGAAACTGTCGCACCTGCACCAAGAGAAAACTCCGGACCTAAAGAAAACTCCGGACCTAAAGAAAACTCCGGACCTAAACCAAGATCAAACTCCGCATCAAACTCCGCATCAAAATCAAAAGAAAAAACTACTATTAATGAAGCTTTAAATGAATATTATAAACTTAAATCAAAATATGAAATAGATTATCAAGAAAAGTATATTAAACCTATATTGCGATCCGCTGATAAAAGTAAACGAGAAAAACGTCTAGAATACCAAAAACTTCCCAAAGCGGAATGCATTAATTGTAAACGAAACGTTGGTAGCATTTTCACAATAAAATTAGACCCTAATGAATATTCCAGAACATTCATTGCAAGTTGTGGTGATTTAGATGACCCATGTCCATTAGATATTAATTTCGATTATACATTTCGTAATGAATTAAATAAAGAAATGAAAGATGCAGACAATGATATAAATGAAATTAAAAATAGAATTATTATTGATAAAAATAATATGATGTTTGGTTATGTCGACCAAGTGAAAGCCATTGCTAATTTTAACGTCGATACATCAGAATTAAAAACTATTACAGAAGGCGCAGGGTTCATATTGGATATTAATATACAATTAAATGACAATCCTATTAAAAAAGATTTAATTAAATCTAATGAAGATAAATTAGGTGTAGAATTTTTACTGCCATTTAAAGACATGATTAAGACATTTGATCAAACTGGCAACACAGAAGTTTTAAACAAGGCTGTTAAATTTTATGCAGAAGAAATGATACCATTAATTACAAGCATTCGTAATCTTAAATATGAAGTATGTTATGTCGATTTTGTAGAAAATAAAGATCTAGAAGACCCCAGTGAAAAAGGGGATTTGAATTTTTTAGTACAGAGGAAAAACAGTCTTTATAATTTAGAATACACCTTATATGGTACCGATGAAGTAAAATCATTTGTTAAGGGCTTAAGAGGTCCCGGAAAAGCTACAACCCGAAAATTACACGAGGAACCAGATCAAATACATAAAAAGACACGTAAATTAAGACCATCCATTGAATTAGTAGAAGAGGTAGGAGATGAAGGAGATAAAATACAAGAAAGAAAGAAAGACGTCGCACCAACATATAAAATTCAAACTGCCGCGGATCTTTATCCAGAACTATACAGAAGAGTTGAAGGTGAAATTATGCCTCATGTTGGTCCTGGCAGTTTAGTTAAATGGACTAATGAAAATGGACAACATGATATGATATATCAGCAAACATGGGATGACTTGTCGACTGAATATAAAAATACATTGTCTCGAGATGAAGCTTGGATGAAGAAAACTTTAGATTATTATGTTGAATATGCTAAACTTAAAAGGGAAAATAAATTGCCATATTTTTCCACTAGAGAATTTGTACATCCAGATGGTCTTTTGTTACCACCTAAAAAAATTAACGATACCGATTATGATTATGGCAATATATTTTATAATTCAATACTAAATAGCGGTGATGAAAAACAGGGTATTTGGATGACATTTTTACCTAAACCTGATAGAAATATAGATCCAAAATTATATCAAGGATATTTGGATGCATTAGCATCTGTTTTTAAAACTAAATTCAGGTTTTCAAGGTAATTAGTATGTACCTCATTTTCTTTAAATTCAAATAATAATATATATACATTATTTATAAGTTATTTATGTTGACTAAATATATTTCTATACCCATCTTTTTAAGTAGTTTTATTATCGGACTTATATTTATATATTTTTTAGGACCCGATACTAAAACTATTTTTAAATACCCCTCTCCTTCCAACTATAAAGACATTTTATATAAAGATAAAGTCAACCAATGTTACCAATTTAAACTTATTGAAGGCCCGTGCCCTATTAATCCTCTTGCCATTAAAACGGTTCCTATTCAGCAATAAGTACACCTTTTTATATTATAAAATATATACTTAATTTATAATATAATGTATTTATCTAAATTTGTACACTCCGAAACAGGCAAATATGTTATGTCCATATTACTTGGTCTCGGATTAGCCACTTTATTTAGACAAGTATGCATCGGTCCTAGCTGTACAACTTATAACGCACCTCCTGTCGAAGAAATCGATGATCAAACATACAAATTTGACGACACATGCTACAAATTACACAAATCCGCCGTAAATTGCGACTCTAAAAAAGAAATTTTACCCTTCCCTTAATTGCGTAAATATCTATTTCAAAGCATATTTAGATAATATATGTCTGATATTAATACAACCAGTATTCATGATTTGCCCACCGATCCTATGGGCTCCAATGCAAACAATATTTCTGTAACTGCTACTGAACATATCCCCAATTCTAATTCGAATTCTAATACATTAGCTCTCGATCAATCCACCATTAGTCAAATCGTCAATGGTCTACAACAAGCCAGTGTAGCAGGCGCTACCATGTTACCTAGCAGAGATATCCCTCAAAATACTCAAGGTCATACTCAAGATGTATATATTAAGCCTAATTATATACCTCCTCCTACAACTACCGACTATATTAATGATAGTAATCCATCCGAATATATTAATTCTTTCCAACGTGGTGAACATATGAAAAATTCTTTAGACACTATTTATGATGAAATTCAAACACCATTACTCATCTCTATTTTATATTTTTTATTCCAACTCCCAATCATGAAAAAAACTCTGTTTAAATATATTCCTTTGTTATGTCATAATGATGGCAATTATAACCTTTACGGTCTACTTTTCTCTTCTGTCACCTTTGGTCTAGTATTTGTTTCATTATCTAAAACTATGAAACAGTTTAATACCTTTTAAAAATCTATTTTATCTAATTTTAATAACATAATATTTGATTATATTAAATACTATGTTTGAATTTTTAAATGAAATATCTATTACTCAAGCTGATCTAATAAAATCTTTTGCCATTTTTTATCTTATTATTTTTAGTAACACTGTTATGGGACTGTTTACATGTCATCAAATCACGTTTTTACAAAATAATAAAACTTTATTATTACTTATTGCATTTCTATTATTTTATTTTTTAGTTACTATTGTTTCTAACACTGGCTTTTTAGAATTTATTCCACCTATACAGAAATTATTATATACTTTTATGTATTTTATTATTTTCTTAATAACAACCCGTCTAGATTTTAGAGTTATGCTTGTCGTTCTTATACTAATATTTGTAATCTATTTTATTGAAATAAATAAAGATTATTATTTGGAAATGGGTAAAAATATACATGATAAAAATGATAAATTTATTTATAATCACTATACAAAACACTGGATTACACTTGATTTACCATATAAAATTCGACTATTACCTATTCAAGATGCACATTTCAAAATTATCAATAAAATAGAATATATTTTGTATATTTTTATTTATATATTATTAATTTTAGGATTAATTGCATATGGAGGAGAAATCAAAGACACACTTGTTCGTCGAAAACACTTGTCATGGATTGATGTATTTACAGATACCGAAATATGCAATTTAAAAGAACGAAAATCATTTATACATTATCTTAAAATAGGCGTTGGATTAAAATATAATTAATACATTTATACATTTAGTTATTTTTATTATAATATTTCTGTTATAATAAAATACATATTCATGCTGCAAAAATATATACATAATTTAATCAATAATCTTGATGTAAATACTGATATTTCTGTACCAAAAGTTGACATTGTATTAGAAGGCGGACTTTTTAACGGTAGCTACCAACTCGGCTTTTTAAACTATATCAAACAAATGGAAAAAAATAAACTCATCAAAGTTAAACGTTTATCTGGATGCAGCATCGGATCATTCATGGCATTCCTATATTTTACAGACGTTTCACTTGACGAAAATATTGATTTTATTAGTAATATTATCTATAAACATATTAAAAAATATAATAACCTTAATTTTTTTAATAAAGTACAAAAGTTTTATATTAAACGATTACCTCCCAATTTCTTACAATTAATTAATGGAAAACTTTTTATCACATATAATGATGTATCTAAAAATAAACAAATCGTAAAATCAACTTATGCTAATACTGATGAAATATTTGAAACTATTCGACGATCATGTTCAGTACCATACATTATTGATAAATCTATATTTTATAATGGCAAATATTTTGATGGATTATATCCTTTTATTTTTAAACCAAAAAAAGACCGTAAAATTATCAATTTAAATATTGTAAATATATACAATTTTAATTACGGTATATCAATTAAAAATGAAAATAATAATATTCATCGTGTTATTAATGGCATTCTAGATACTCATACATTTTTTTCTTCTAACTTTTCTTCTAATATGTGCAGCTATATTGATAATTGGTCTATTATAACTAACACAAAACATAAATTATTGATTAATTTTTTCAAGTTCAGTATTTTCATCCTTCATCATATTTATATTTTCATTAAAATTTTTAAAAAATATACCCGTAATACTAATATCGGAGAAGTAGGTAATCAATTAATTATTATTATTATTAAATATTTTTTTAAAGTTTGCTGCATTTAATAACTAAAAAATCCTTTTCTTTTTTTTGTTTTTTTTGTTTTTTTAGATCTTCTTTTCGTTTTTCCTTTTTTCGTCTTTTTAGAAACACCTTCCATTTCTTTTGTATCTAATGGCCTATAACGTAAAAACCATTCATCATACTCTACTGTTCCCTTTTTGTCCTTTAATTCTGCAAATTTTGTTGTCTTTTCAGCCCGCATCTGCTCTACTGTTTCCTGATGACCCATACAATTCACACTAAATCTTTTTAGTAGTCCCTTTTGCTGCAACCTATTCTTCTCTTGCACCTCAAATAAATATTTTGACATGCATAATATTCGATCCTTATCATAATATGGTCTGTTTGCGTATAAAAATGCCAAATAAAAACTCAACATTGTATCTATTGTTGCCACCTTTATTTCATACCCCTGTTGTTTTATTATGTTATAACTATGACATGCTATTGGCTCATAAATAAATGATATCACATCTTTTCCTACACGAATTTCATAATGTGGGGCAATTATTTCACCTATAGCAGGTCGTTTTATAATTTTCACGTCCTTTATATTTATATCATTCAATCTTTCTTTTACAATTTGTGCCACAATTAATGGATCTTCTGCTAAAACATCAAAGTCTGGGATCTTTTCTAACTGTTTTCTTAAATGTGGAGGCATGTACTGTGAATATAATGACACTGCATACCCTCCAAAAAAAACAACACCTTGATCCATTAAAGTTGATTTCACCGTTTCATATATTTCTTCTGATTTGTTTTTAGAATTACTTCTTGAATTACTATCGTTAAAACCTTGTCCTAAATCTGTTTCTAAAACTGTATTTGACGTAACCGCACTCGATGACAGCTTTCTCTGAAAATCAATATGTGAGCATTGATGCGCTGTTAATGGATAATTGCGATTTAAAAGTGTTAGCCGTTTTAGTACCTTTTCCCATCTAGACACATCTCCTTCAGGTCTTGACAGTTCTAAATACATACTCATCCGCAACAAATTGGGTGGCGCATAATAAATACCTGCCACTCTTATCGCCTCCTTTTTGATCGCATTAAATAATTCTTTTGGTAAACTTGTTATGTCTGCTACAGGAATAAAATTCACAAATACTTTATATGTTCCATGATGCTGTCCTGATTTCGCTTCTACTTCAACAAATCCTTCTTTAATATATGTATCAACAAGCTCCTTCGCATTTGTTAACGCATTTGAACTATAAAAATCATAATCTGGAATTTCTACATCCGTATTATAGAACTGATCTTGTTTTGGTAAGATATTGTTTATCGCTGTACCACCATAACATATCAATTGTTTTTGTCTTATATAGTTCTCAACAATCCCTATTATGCGCTTCACTTCAGGCGAATTTGCCGCAATCTTTCCCTGCTTTTCTTCTGCTGTATCGACGGCTTGTCTTAATATTGCTAGCTCACAGTCTTCAAAATTTAAATTCTTGCAGGTATCGTCCTTTCTCATATTATCTAATATAATCAAATATTATTTTGCATTTGTATTTGTATTTGTATTTGTATCTAAATTTTGAGGTTGAGGTTGATTTCTAAAATATGGTTTTGATAACCACTCTTCTCTTGCCTTAATCAAATTCTTAAAAAATCCCATTGTTATATTATTTGTATAAATTGTTTTTAAATTGTTTTAAATTACTTAATATATTTCTGATTATCAAACTATATATTTAATTTAATTTGAACTTAAAGATACTTTAATAACTTAATATTTGGTTGATTTAAATATCAAACTTGTAAAAATCACTACTAACCGTACGCGTCGCAAAAGACACATTCGGATCCTGTGGTGGCGGCGCCGGTATCGTCTCCGGAATATAACGCAACTTCTCCGGTTTCAAAACAAATGCATGCGCCGCATCATCAAAAAATAAATCATTCTCTTCTAAATTTGTATCTACTATTTGATACCGCATCGCTAACATCTGCACTCCATATGTTCTCATCGTTAGTGAACTCGGGTTTGGAGGATCAGACCCTTTATCCGGCATCCCTATCGTCATATTCAATTTATTATATCCTATTAACTCTATCATATCCGGCGTATTTATTATATCATAATAATGCAACGCTCGCATAAAAATAGAATTACTCGTCATATTCACATATTCATGAAATGCCTCCGACTCCATAAATGCTAAATTACTCCTATCTACTATTATCACCACCTTCCCCGCTAATTCTGGCAATTTTACTGTTCCAAAATTCTTTCCATAATACTCAAAACTATACTGTTTATCCATCAGCATCTCATTATATCCTTCCAACAATGTTGCAAAATTTGTGTACATTTCTTGATTTGAACTCTTTATACGCAAATGCAATATTATCGGATCAAATGGATTTGGTGCCGTTGAACTCGCAAATGCATAATCTCTTATTATATTTAGCACATCACTAAATTTTACCGAATTAAATGTCTCCTTCACACAATAACTATCCGACGTTGATGTCGCTACAACCGGCTGATTATCTATTGAATATACTTCCAAATCTAGACCTCTTACACCTTGCTTAATTAAGTCTTTTAATGTACATGTATCCACATATCCATTTTTATAATTCCCCCCCGAACATGCATTATATGCCGATTTAATATAATAATCTCTTAGTGAATATTGATACAATTCATTATTCGTATCTATTGATCTTAACTTACCATTTAATGTTCCAAACATCGTATCCATATATTTACAATCCCTAACTCTTAATCCATCTGAAAATAATGTTCCTGAAAAATAAAAATAAACTATCAATGTTAGAAATATTACCGTCATTGTTATAACCGATAATGCTAATAATACTGTATCGTCTTTCATATCCTTTAACGTATTCACGCTATTTGTCAATGCTTCTGTTGCAGACATATATTTATATTAATATAATATAATATATCCTTCATTATTATTCTAATTTATTATATCATCAAATAAAGAATTAAAAAATAATAACAATATATACTAATTATGGCCGGCGGTTTAATGCAATTAGTTGCTCAAGGGCAACAAAATATTATTTTAAACGGTAACCCTTCAAAAACTTTCTTTAAATCCACCTTTGTTCAATATACCAATTTCGGATTACAAAAATTCAGGGTCGACTATGAAGGCTCTAAAACTTTACGATTATCCGAAGAATCTACTTTTACATTTAAAATTCCACGATACGCCGATTTATTAATGGATTGCTATCTTTCCGTCGTTCTTCCTAATATTTGGAGCCCTATTTTACCTCCACAAGATCCTACCAATGACACCGCTCAAAGCATCAATAGTCAGAATTGGGTTCCCTATGAATTTAAATGGATACAAAATTTAGGAGCAAAAATGATCTCTAAAATTAGCATCACATGCGGCAATTACACTCTTCAAGAATATTCCGGCGATTATTTATTAGCATCCGTTCAACGTGACTTCCCTAACGGCAAAAAATATCTATTTTATGAAATGATCGGTAATATTCCTGAACTCAATGATCCCGCCAATGCCGGCTCTCGAGTTAACTCCTATCCTAATGCTTATTATTCTGATGCACTTGCAGGCCCCGAACCTTCTATTAGAGGACGCATGCTATATATTCCGTTAAATAATTGGTTCGGACTTAAAAGCCAAATGGCATTCCCTCTAACATCATTGCAATACAATGAATTGCATATTAACATCACGCTAAGACCTATCGACGAACTATTTCAAATCCGTGATGTATTTGACTCTACTTTTAATTTTCCATATATTGCCCCTAATTTTAATGCATGGTACATGCAATTTTATCGTTTTCTACAACCTCCACCCGACATTAACATTGGTATTAATTCTTATTCCGATCAAAGAACATTATGGAATGCCGACGTGCATTTAAATTGTACATATTGTTTTTTATCTAATGAAGAAGAACGCGTTTTTGCACTTGAAGAGCAAAAATATTTAATTAAACAGGTACATGAGCAGAAATTTTACAATGTTACCGGTCCTAATAAAGTCAGCCTTGACTCAATAGGTATGATCGCCAACTGGATGTTTTATTTTCAACGTAGTGATGCTAATTTACGCAATGAATGGTCTAATTATTCCAATTGGCCTTATAATTACATGCCACAAGATGTAATACAAGCTCCCGCATCCGGATCATATATGATTTATAGAACTGACGCCTCCGGTACTTTAATTTCCGTTCCTATCGGTCCCGGCGTAAATCCTAACGGTAACTTAACCGGTCTTTTAATCACGCCAACTTATACTCCCGAAAATGACAAATATATTTTGGTTGTTTTGGGGATTTTGTTAGATGGCTCTTATAGAGAAAATATTCAGCCTGCCGGTGTATATAATTACATTGAAAAATATACTAGAACTAATGGCAACGCACCGCCTGGCTTGTACTGCTATAATTTTTGCATGAATTCCAATAATTCTGAATTGCAGCCATCTGGTGCAATAAATATGAGCCGTTTTAATCAGATTGAACTTGAATTTACAACCATTATTCCACCATTAGATCCATTGGCACAAAGTTTGACTATTTGTGATCCTGCAACAGGCGATATTATCGGTATTAATAAGCCAACTTGGCGCATTTATGATTATAACTTTAATATGACCTTGTTCGAAGAACGCATCAATCAAATTATCTTTATTGGCGGCAACTGCGGCCTAGCTTATGCTACTTAAAGCATCTAAAAATAAAAAATAATATTTACTATATTTACTATATTTATAATATACTACATATCCTAATCTACTTCTACTTTTTTGATGCCTTTAAAGCCTTCTTTTGCTCCTCTTTTTGCTTCGCTAATGCTGCCTTTAAGACCTTGTTTTGTTCCAACTTTTCTGCCTTTAAGACCTTGTTTTGTTCCAACTTTTCTGCCTTTAAGACCTTGTTTTGTTCCAACTTTTCTTGTTTCTGTTGTTCTAAGCTTATTTCCAGCCCTAATTTTACGCCTGTGAATTTCGAAGATCCAGTCGAATGTCTCAAAGTTGCAATTTTCTTCTTCAACCAATCAAATCCGACAGCCTTTTCCGACATAATATACATGTCACCATCATTTAAAATCAGTTCAACAGGCTCGCCAACAGGCTCTGAATTCTGAAACCACTTGAAATAAAGCGGCATTGTCTCGCCCATTCTGACGGCAAATACCTTGCGTCTTTCTCCATCTCCGTGAAATCCAATGCCACATTGTGAAATATCATAATAATAATTTGCCTCACCATTTAACAGGACATCCTCTGTCCATTCAGAAATTACCTGTCTAATTCTCGACATTCTGGGAAGATGTTTCCAGGCAACTATCCTACCTTTTCCATCATCATAATTCGGCTCTTGATCTTCATCTGCAAAACATAAGTTCCATCTTGCCACTTTATTGACCACTTTGCCCTTCATAAAGGCCTTCTTGTCCATTGTCTGCGCGTCATTTTCTGCAATTAGTCCGGCAGTTTCCTCACCTAAAATGTACTGAGCCCCTCTTCTAATCACTAAAACTTTGGCTTGCTGAAAACTGGGATCAAAACCGGCATTTAAATCGACCATTTCTGTTACTAGATTAAGTTCGGTCAGCTTTGCCTGGATATAAAGTAATTGTTCGATAGAATATCCTGTTTCATGTAAAGTACCGATTTTCTGCATTTTTGCGTGATTTTCTGCTACATCACCAAAGGTAATAGTATAAACTTTTTGTAATTCAGCGCTGTTATCATTATCGTTATTAATAGTAGTAGACATTTTTTGTAAAGTTTGTAATAATAATACTATCCATTAAGCAAAGGAAATATATTTCAATTTTTTCGAGTTTACTACTAATTTGTTGAAATACTAATTTCAGGTGCGATGCAAATCGGCTGCACATTGGTCACAAATGCGTTTCGGGTGCGATGCAAATCGGCTGCACATTGGTCACAAATGCGTTTCGGGTGCGATGCAAATCGGCTGCGTAATGATCTAAATGTGTTTCTATAAACAAGATTAAATAAGAATATATTTGAACTTCTGTACTTTTCACAAAAAATTGTAAAATTTTTATGGGTTTTGGACATTTTTAAAAATGTCCAAAAATGAAAACCTAAAAGTCCCTTTGAATAAATGGTTTCAGAAAAATGGTTTGTGAGCATAATGCTCTTAAATTAATTTTTACGTGAAAAAAAGTGTTACGATAAAAAATTACACATCTTAAAAATATCTTTTGCGACATTGCTGACAAAATTTTAAGATCAATATTTAGCGCAATATTTATCACAATCTTATAAGATATAAATAAGATTTTAATTTAGAGATATTATATATAATAAATTATGCCCAAGGTAGATATTGATTATTCTAATACTATTATTTATAAAATTTTTTGTAAAGATCCGTTAATAAAAGAACTGTATGTAGGACATACTACAAACTTTGTACAAAGAAAATACGCACACAAACAAACATGTAATAATGTTAAATCACCATGTTATAATTTAAAATTATATAAAACAATAAGATCAAATGGTAATTGGTTTAATTGGGATATGACAATAATTCAATTTTATAATTGTAAAAATCATTTAGAAGCAAGACAGAAGGAACAAGAACATTTTGTTGAATTAAAAGCAACTCTAAATAGCATTGAACCATTGCCATCAAAGGTAGTTCATGTAGAACCCCATTCTATACAACATAATACAATATTTTCTCAGAAATGTCAAAATCAAAATCAAAATCAAAACCATAAGTTTGAATGTATTATTTGTGACTATGTTACATATAGAAAAAAAGATTTCAATAAACATTTGCTTACGATGAAACATATTAGCAATGTTCAGCAATGCAATTATGATGCGAATAATATAAAACTCCCTCAAACTCCTCAAATCATTCGTCAAGTCAAACAATATATATGTGTTTGTGGTAAAAAATACATGGATAATTCTGGATTATGGCGACATAATAAAAAATGTATACAGCAAATGTCATGCGAAATAATAGAACCTAAAATAGAACTTAAAATAGAAGAAAAGCTAGATCTATTTGACAAGGAAATGATAATAATACAATTATTAAAACAAAACCAAGAGCTTCAACAATCATTAATAGAATTATCGAAAAAATCAGTAAATATTACAAATAATAATACAAATAATTCGCATAATAAAACATTTAATTTGCAGATCTTTTTGAATGAAGAATGCAAGGATGCGCTAAATATAAGTGAATTTGTTAGTTCAATCAAAGTAGAGTTAGAAGATTTAGAAGCTACTGGAAGATTAGGTTATATAGAAGGGGTTTCTAGAATAATGAATAAGAACCTTAAGGGACTAGACATTAACAAAAGACCTATACATTGCTCAGATCTAAAAAGAGAAGTTTTGTACATTAAAAATGACGATCAATGGACAAAAGAGGAAGAAAATAAACCTATTCTTAAAAAGGCAATTAAACAGGTTGCGTTTGAGAATATAAAAAAAATTGGCGAATGGAGGCAAAAACATCCAGGTTGTACTGACTCCGAGTCAAGAAAGAATGATCTATACTTAAAAATAGTTGGAAACGCAATGTCTGGATCAACGACAGAAGAACAAATAAAAAATATCGATAAAATTGTTAGCAAAGTTGCCAAAGAAACAATCATTGACAAATGAAATGAAATAATATATATTATAAAACAACTTAAAGAACAAATGGAGAGAAAAGGGGATCTAAAATAATATATATTATAAAACAACTTAAAGAACAAATGGAGAGAAAAGGGGATCTAAAATAATATATATTATATTTAAATATTATATATGGTTTCAAAAACAGCAAAAAAACGACATAAATGGTCTCTAAAATATAAGAAAAGTATAAACTGTAAAAGACCTAAGGGGTTTTCACAAAAACAACATTGCAAATATGGGCGAAAATCATCCAGAAAAAAACGTGTCTAAAGATCCGCATTGGACGCTGTTGGTCCTGTATCATAAAATAGACCAGTTGCAGTTCTTGTTATCGGATATACTGGTATAGATTTATATGTATCTGGTTCAGGCGAATACTGTAAAACAAGTTTTCTATCTGCTAATTCAAGACCATAATTAAACGCTTTGGTCCACATGTCGTAACCTTCGTATGATCTATAAATTTCTTCCTTTTTGGATCCCGGTTTTGCATAAGCTGATTCCGATCCAATATCAGTTGTTAGCGAGGAATACTGTGGAGTTTGGCCCCATGTTAGTTTGCCGGCATCATTTAATGGTTTCACCTCTGTTGTAGTTAAATATTTAGGAGGTGCATCTATTTTAGGCTGACAACCCTGACAATCCACATCAGAAGTACATTGATCCCTTGTAAGAGCACATTGTGACTGTGGGCCGCAAAAATTGGAACAACTATATTTATTATTTACTACATCCACATTGTGACTATTTTTAGGACTATTACTGTCATATGTTAGTAAGGCATTGGGATCGAACCCTTCTTTAAAATTAAAAAAAGATATATAAATAATCCATCCTATAGCTAAATAAATAAATACAGTAAGGATTTTAAAAAGAAGTTTTATATTAATATTAATGCATTTAGTATCTTTCATATATATAAAATAATAATTTATTTTATATATTTATTATAAAATGTCAACAGAAGAATCGACAGCAATTGATGAAAAAAAAGCGGAAGACGAAGGAACTACAACTGATAAGGCCGATTGGTCTGGATTTTTTAAAAATTTCAGTAATGGAACATTGACTGGTATTTTGGTAGGGGTTGTTTTTATTGGATCTATTGGACTATTTCTTACTAAAGTTGCAAATGCTAATATTTTACCAACTACATGTGACGCAGCACCATATGAAAATTTTAAAAGAAATGTGGAAATAGATATTATTTATATGAACCCTGTAAAACAGTTACCATTTTATGGTTTAGGATTTTGGGGTAAACCGGAAGGCGAGTGGATACAGGAGGCAAACTTTATAAATGTTGAAGCGGGTCTAAATTTTATGGAGAATTTTACAAATACTTGGTTATGCTCTCTTGCAAATAAGGCAGATCCTATGTTATTACCTGAAAATATAGCAAAAAAAGGTGAATCAGGTATTTATAAAAGTGCTTTTTGGACATTTGAATATAATACATTAAAATCAACGTTATGTATGTCGTTTACAATTTTATCGAATGTATTTTATTATATGAATTATTTACCAGAATGGGCAATAATGATAATTTTTGCATTATTTTTTTCAGTAATATTGACTGTTATTTACATGGGTAATTTTATTTATGGGGCGTTCAGACATATCGCAAATATACCGGAGTTATGGAATAATTTATGGAATAATCAAAAATATAATAAAGGTCTTTCAAATGATCCTGGTTGGAGTTGGGTTTCAACCTTTATATTTTTTTTACTATATTTAATAGCAGGATTTTGGTCAGCGATGGCAAGTCCGGCATTTATTACATTTTATACATTTATAAAAGCATTATCAGCAAATTATGTTGTAAGACAAAAAGAACCTAGTGCTGATCCTAAAGACGCGCCGAAAATGAATTTGATATCATTTATAAAAAATGTATTGTATTACAAAAAGACATTTATAATAATACTAGTAATGTTAAATCTAATGGGTGCTACAAATGAATATTTAGGTGTATCATATATGCCGGGTGTAATAATAGCAATTGTAATACTTATATTTGGTATGAATATTTTAGCGATAGATGAACCGAAAGCATTATTTCCGGTATTGCCAAATGTAGAAGTACCTTCTTTGAGACAACCACCTGCCTTAAAGGGCGATGAGACAAATACTTGCTTTAAAGTAGATGATATAGCACCAAGTGATAACGCGGGAAACAAACCAGGTAAAATGACTGGAAAACCAATAAATGTATTAATTGTGAATAGTTCTAAAGGTGGTGGTAAAAATTTTAAAGGAGGAATGGTAAAAAAAGCATTTCTGCCAAAAGGTCCAAAAGTAAAAATGTACAATATTCAATTAGTTTAAACTATTGAAACAATATAAATATAAATTAATAATAAATAATTATGCAGAAAAGTGAAATATATTTAACAACTTATCCATTAGTTAGTGTATGTACTCCCACATTTAATCGAAGACCATTTATACCATATATGATCAAATGTTTTGAACAGCAGACTTATCCCAAAGACAGGATCGAGTGGATTATAATAGATGATGGAACAGATCCTATAATGGATCTAGTTCTAAATATTAAACAAGTGAAATACACTTATTATAAAGACAAGATGTTGTTAGGTAGAAAGCGAAATCTAATGCATAATAAATGCTCAGGTGACATTATTATTTATATGGATGATGACGACTATTATCCGCCTGAACGCATCTCTCATGCAGTGCAAACATTGCAAGACAATCCGACATATTTGATTGCGGGTTCGAGTGAAATGTATGTATATTTTGATAGCAGACAGAAAATGTATAAGTGTGGACCATATAAAGAATATCATTCCACTGCTGCAACATTTGCTTTCAGAAGAGAGTTATTAAAAGAAACAAGCTATAACAACGAAAATGCGCTAGCAGAAGAGAAGTATTTTCTCAAGAACTACACAATTCCTTTGAAACAATTAGATAGTTTGAAGTCAATAATAGTATTTTCGCATAAACATAATTCATTGAATAAAGAAAAGCTGCTTGATAACTTGGAACTAACAAAAACAGTTGAAACCAATCTACAGGTCAATGATTATTTTATTGATGATAGTTTAAAACAATTTTACATAACAGATATGAACATTTTGCTGGAAAATTATGAACCAGGTAGGCCGGAACATAAGCCAAAATTACTGGAGCAAATGAAATTAATGGAAGAAGAGCGAAATAAACGCATGGAAGATCATAATAAAATGTTAGAAGCTCAGCAAAAATTTATGACGAGTTGTTCTAAAAAGGTAACATCAAACTCAGCTAACTCAGATGCGATTTCAATGCATTATGAAAAACAATTATCAGATAAAACGTATTTAATAAATGAACTACTTAAAAAGGTGAAATCGTTAACAATAGAAGTGGATGAATATAAGAAACAAATAACAAATAATAATAGTAATAATAGTAATAATAGTAATAGTAATAATAGTAAAAAATTCATTTAAAGAAATGCCAACTATTATATATATAGTATAAATATGTACGCGTTTGATCAAGAGCAACAAAATAGAATGAATGATGATTTTAGTATAGCATCATCAGTGCCGTCAAATTTATTGAAGAATAAGCAACCGCGTGCAAACAAAAATAAATGTTATACAATTAAAAAATCATTTAAATCGAAGTGGATTGATGGTAAATATTATGATGTAGTGACAATTAACATGTATGGTTCAGGAGATGCTGGATCTTACATAAAAAATGCAGTAACGGGATCATATACAAATCATAGAGTAGGAAGTGAGGCGGAGTATTTATATTTTTGTGTAGCAAAT